TGAACTGATGGCCCAGATATCGCCAGCCTTGAAAGCCCGGAAGATGCGGTCTGTCTCGAGCGCGTTGTCGCTGGTCAAAGCCTCGCAGGTCCGACCGTGGTGCCGGATGGCGTCGCGGATGTGAATTGCGTTGGCTTTGCTGGCGCTGAAGAACAGACCAGCCTTGCGGCCTAAAGACATTTCCATGTCTTCCGCCACAGCGCTTTCAATAATGAGTTCTGCCGCGTCAGACACCTCGCCCGGAATATAATCTCCGCCGCGTGTGTGCAGTCCCTTAATATCGATCTTCGACGTGGTTTTGTGGCTGACCAGCTTTGTAAGGTACCCCTGCTCCATAAGCTCAAGCAGGCCAGCCTCATACACGACATCATCAAATAGCTTGTCGTCCCCCTCCGTGAGCCTCCCGGAGTCCATCCGATAATCAGTTGCAGTGGTTCCAGCCACACGCATATCTGGGTTGATCTCGCGCACCGCGGCAAAGAATTTGCCATATTGCGCGTCTGAATTTCGGCTGATGGCGTGCGCTTCGTCCACGATGATGAGGTCAATTGGCCCCAGCTCATGGACGCGCTTATAGACCGACTGGATGCCGCAAAAGAGCACCTGCGCAGCAGTGTTGCGCTGGTTCAGACTAGCTGAATAAATTCCCGCGTTGGCGAATGGCGACAGCCCGATAAACTCCTGAAAGTTCTGCCTGACCAGCTGTGCCGAATGCGTGACATTCGCGATCCGCAGCCCGGGATATTGCTCCAGAAGTTCCTCAATCAGCTTGGCAATTACCAGGGCTTTACCTGCACCGGTCGGCAGCACGATGACGCCATTGCCGCCTCCCGCTTCCCAGTATCGGTACAGGGCGTCGAGAGCTTCGCGCTGGTACGGGCGAAGCTCAAGCCGCATGTGGCACCGCGGGCGCCGAGTCACGCACCGCACCACGGTGCGCGATCAGCGATAGCACTTCGTCCAGGTGGATCGGCGTGTAATTCGTCCGCTCGACGCTCATGCCGCCTTCTCCTTCTAGTAAAATCTAATGATCACTAACGATTTTTGCTAGACTTGCCCCCTTCCCCCCGCTCATGCCGCTCTCTCCATCTGTTCGTCATCATCCGCCGCGCCATCAATCCATGTCTTCCCGGTGCGCAGGGTGTATGTGATCTGTTCGTTTTCCTCATCAACTTCGACCACTTCGCCAGGCACAAGTTCAGGAATGAAAAGGTGCGCTGGGCAGGCTTCCTTCTGCTCGTCGGTCGATAGCGGCTTGTTGAACCTGGCGCACGACCAGTGACAGTCGCCGCCCATTTCCGGGGTGCTGTGCAGGCACGACCGGCACGTCACCCGCGCCCATTCGCCGTTGTGGCAGACATCCCTACTTCGACAGAACATGCAGCCAAAGAAGTCCGGGTTTTCGCTAATGCGCGCCGGAGGCACGGCCGTATTGACGATACGTTCCGCACGCGCTAGAAGCCGCAGGCAGTATTCCGCGTCGTAAGGGATGCGCTCGGCATACCGTGAATCGTCGTTTTTGTTCGTTACAAGATACAGGCACCGCGTCAAGCCGAAAAAGTGCATCCCGATTTGGCACTGGCCATAGTGCAGGGGCTTGCTGATCTTGCACCCCTTGGCCACGATGTCCTTGAAGTTTTTTTCGTTGCTAGATTTGAACTCGCACAGGTGTTCAGTTTTTGGCGCCTCGGGAATCCCAATAGCCTTCCCGTCGCATTTACCCCGGACATGCCCAGACACCAGGCGGATACGGTCTTGTTGGCCATATACCTCCACCCCAATCCGCTGCAGGTCTTGGACCATGACTTCTTCCCACCGATCGCCGGTTCGGAAGATTGACAGCTTGCGACCATCAATGTGCTCCGGCTCCGTGATCCAGTGCAGCGTGTACCAAAGCGCGCGATCGCAATCGGTCGCGATCTCGCCGACACTGATGCCGAGCGAGTCATAGTGCGAGTTTGCCGCCTCATAGGCTGCATATATGGCGGCAACCGTGCTGGACTTGGCCTGGGGGATGGGTGGCATTATGGCGTGTGTCCGGAGGCGGCAGTAATGGCCGCCTCCTTGCCGGGTTCATCACCGTGAGCTGCCGCCGTCATCGCCACAGCGCGGTTGATGTAATCATCAATCCCGCCACGTATCTGCGGCTGGTCCGCAGCCATCGCCCGCTTGTACGCAACCTCACACTCAGCCGCATCCGCATAGCGAGGAAAGAACTCCCGCTCCAAGGCAGTAATTCCGTCGTCAATGCGTCCGGTCTTAAGCATGATCAGGGCGTCAAGGACGGCCTCGCGACCCCGCCGCGCAAGCTCGCTCACCAGATCTTCTGTGGTTGCGCCTTCTAGGGCGTCGTCCACATCAATATCTACGGTGACAGTTACAGTGCTCATGCTCAAACCCTCATCGGCATGATGACAGCCAGGTCCATTCCCTGTCCGCGGACAAGGATCGGCGCGCCGGCATCGGCGAATGCGAACTCCACGTCCTTGCCGGTGAACGCACCGAGCACATCGCCGACGTACCGACCGTTGACACCGAATTCAAACGGCTCACCAGCGAACTCAATCGGGAATTCCTCGTTGGCCTCTCCGCCATCTCCGCGCATTGAAAGAGTGATTCCACCAGAAGCGATGGAGACTTTGAGCGGACTGGCGCGCTTCGCGTCGCCAACGCTGGTGGCCCGCGCTACCGCCTTGATGAAGTCATCACGCACAACCGACACCATGATGTCGTTGCCGGTCGGCACCACGCGCGCGTAGTCAGGGAATGTCCCCTCCACCAGCTTGGAGGTGATGGCGCCGTCCTTGGTGGATAGGCGGATTTTCGATTGCGAAATCTGAACGTGCACCTCGCCCCTTGGAAGCAGCGTAACGGCCTTGCGGGGCACAATGACGCCCAGGGGCAGAGACACGCCGTCAGGTGCCGGGATGCTGTTCTTCGCCAGCCTGTGGCCGTCTGTGGCCACTGCAATGAGGTTCCCATCCAGCGTGTGCAGATAGGTGCCATTAAGATAAAACCGCGTTTCCTCTTCCGACTGCGCGAAATTCACCGGAGCCGTGAAAGCGGCAATGTCCAGGTCGAATTCTGCGGTCCAGTCGTCGTTGGCTGTGAGCGTCGGGAAGTCTGCCGCCGGCAACGTTGCCAGAACGAACCGGCTACGCCCCGCCTTCACGGTCAGCTTGTCGTCGGACAGGGTGAGAGTCACCTCGGCGCCGACCATCTTTTTGGCGATGTCCGTCAACCGCACCGCGTCGACAGCGACAGCACCAGGAGTGGTGATATTGGCCTCAGCGATGGCCACGGCCTCCACATCAAGGTCCGTCCCTTTGGCAGACAGATGCCCATCGACCGTGGTCAGCAGCACATGCGAGAGGATTGGGATTGTGTTTCGCCGCTCAACCGCGCGAGACACAGCAGTCAGCATTCGCGCCAGGTCGGCNCGCTCAATTGTGAGGTTCATGTGATGTCCTTGGTGTGGCGAACGTAGACGGCAGCTACTGCAGGATATCTATGCCGGCGCGCTCTGAAATGATTTGTAGAACGGCCTTCACATCATCGATGTCTTTGCACTCTTCAATGCGCCTATAGAGCGAAAGCTGCGATATTCGATATTCCTCAGCCAGCCGGGCGTATTCCTCTTCCTCGTGCTTTGCAGCCAGAAAGGCGCGCCGCTCTCGGCTGCTCACTTGGATGCCTCGCGCGCGGCCAACATGGCGTCGGCATAGATGTATCGGATCTTGGCCCCGGCACGCGCCGACAAACGAAGCATGCCTTCCATGTCGGTGGCGAGAGGTACCGCCTCTCCCACGAAATCAGCCGCGCTCTCAATATTGTGGAACTCAGTTCTGGCGAGATCCGCATGGATCGCTGCGTAGTCCCGCAGGCTTATTCCTTCGCTGCCAGGGTTTACCGTGCCGGGGCTGAATGCTGTGGGCGCCGGTGTGACGACGCGGTATGCGACGATGTCGCTAGTATAATGACTACGGACCCAGTTGATATCCTCAGATTTCATCAGCATTGGGTAGTGCTCAGACGTATGACGCTCTCGATATGTCAGATAATCAACCACAGCACCCGGAACGGGGTTCTCCACGCCACGCCACTCGATCCATCCGTTACCGGGCGGCAGCCAAGGTTCGTTCTGATCTTTGTCCATCACGCAGCCTCCTGCCGATATGTGATCGCGTTCTCGGAAATCCGCTTCATCGTCTCAACCAGCGGGTTGACGAATTCCACCTCAATGCCGGTTTCGCGTCCAAGGTCGATCACCTTGCCGAGCGCAGTCAGGAAGTTGTTGCGCTTGGTTTCTTCTGCGCTCGGCAGTGCGGCAATGAATGCTTCGGCCTTGTCCAAGGCTTCGCGGGGTGAATCGGCGCACAGCCACTCATAATGGTGGTCGTATACGCCGCCTCCTTTTTTCCATTTAAGCATGACCTGCAGGCTGACGTTCGCACGCAGGCTGAATTCAACCGCAGGCTCCCGAAGGCCCTTCGCAGACATGCGCGCAGGCATGGTGTTGATGATCTGCTGGATTTCGATGGTGTTCATGTCGAGGCGCCTTCATCAACAAGCCTACGGCGCCATGCTGCAAGGGCCTCAAGCCACATCTCAACTTCTTCCAGCTGGCCCTCGGCATTGCTTATTTCAAGGTCTACCCGCTTCAGCGTCATGCCTCGCAGATCAGCCTCATATTCTTCGATTGCTGCCGCATCGATCTCGGCCTGCATATCCTTTTCGCTCATCGCGCCACCCGCTCCTCAACCACGTTAAACCCAGGCACCGTCCGCAAGCCGCTGTGCACAGCCTCGTCCGCGATCTTTTGCGTCAGGTCTTGGAAGCGCTCAGGGGCGCGGCCATAGGCCCAGTCCATGGCATCAACCTCGTTCGCCAGCGTCGCGACCCACACGCTGCGCAGTCCGGTCTTTGTGGTTGCCGCCTTGTCGGCACGGCGCGCGATGCGCTCGACCTTCTGTGCAGCCTGGTACAGTTCTTCGGCCTGCTCGCGACCTTCCAGGTTGCCGCGGCTGGCGCGGATGGCCTCGGTGGCTGCAACACGTGCCGCTTCGGCTTCGTCGGCAAGCCGCTTGGCTTCGGCGCGCTTGTCGGCCTCAACCTTGGTGCGCCACGGTGTCAGGACGGCCTGCAGCGCTTCCTTGGCTAGGACGGCGCGCCCGGTGAGGCGCGTGGTCTTGCCGATTAGGGTATTATACCTGTCCTGGATCTCGGCGGCGGCCTCATCCAGTGGGCGCTTTTCTTCCAGGCGCGCCGCGTCCGCCCGCTTCATCGCGTCGGCGATCGAGTCCTGAAGGCGCGTCACTGCATCGGCCTGCTCGGCACTGCCGATGGGCTCGCCATCGGCCCAGTTGGTGGCCTCAAGAAACAGGTCTTCGATTTCCGCCTTGATGGCCTCATAGGGTGAAAGGGGAGGGATATTGTGGCCAATGGCTGGTTCGTCGGCAGTTGTGGGCGGAATGTATCTATCCGCCACCTCTGCCACGCTCGGCTTCATGCGTGCGTTCATGTTCTCGACCTTGCATATGTGGTGGTGTTGCCGGGCGGCATGTGGTGAGTGCCGCCCGGTGGCATTTTGGGCTAGGTCAGGCTGCGCGCTTGCCCCAAGGCTTGGTGCCGGGGGCAGCGGCGGGGCGCGCTGCCGGCGCCGTCGGTGTCGGACGAGCAGCCGGGCGCGCTGCTGGCGTGGCCTGGGGCGTGTTGTCGTTTGCAGCGATCACCCCGATATCCGGCACAGGCTCCTTGGCGTCTGCGTCGGTGTAGAAAAACCGCTTGATGGTGTTCTTGTCCTTGTAGTTCTCGCCCGGCTTGTTCTTATTGGGGCCGCCCAGCTCGATGTCGACTTCGGCGACGAACGAATGGAACGTCAGATCATCGGTGTCAGTTTCGGCGTCGATCTGAACGCCGATCGCGCGCCC